TACGTTTACCTTCAACCATCTGTCTAGCTGCCATAGTATATCTACCCATCTTAGCTGCTGCTGCAGGGTTAGCTGCTAAGAATTGATTAACAGACTTTTGATCTGTAGGTCCGTTATACCCTAACGCTGGTAGTATTTTATTTTGTAATGTCTCAGGCTTAAACCCTGCAAATTTCTTAGCCATATTATTATTTCCCTATTTGCATCCACAATGATGCGGCAATGAATGTTATTACTGCTACTGTTGACATCTTGACCATAGTTGACCACACACCTTTACGTGTATCACGCCATGCTTCTAGTAAGTTACGCATCTCAGTTATATCTTTACGAGCATCGTCATCATGTAGTCCTACTTCACGCAAGGCCATCTTAGCTCCACGCTTGGCTGATCTATCTAACATAGCTTCTAATTCTTCTGGTGTTACATTAGACATAGCTAGACATGTCCTCGTTTGTTACATTGTGTTCAGAATAATCTTGCATGTCTCCATATTTTTGTACACAATTATAATTAGCATACAGAGTTCTACATTCTATTATCTTTTGTTTTAGTTTTGTATATGTAATACCTGTTTCGTTATATTCTGAAAGTAATGAGGAAATAGAATATTTGGTATCATCGTCCGTAAGAGAATTAATATCTGAATCCGAAAGCTTTTCTCCCATAATCCATGCCTCCATACCTTCTACTGTAGTAGCTTCAACTCTTCTTATACGACTCCAAAGTGTTGGACTATTATCTAATTTATTCTTCATAGAAGTTATAGCAGCTTCTAGATCTTCTATAGTTTCATAAGAAGTATCAATATAAAAATAGCGAGACATTAAGTTGTTGCTCCATATATAGTACCACTATTTGTTAGTGTATAAGTATTTCCAGTATCCTCAATAGCTTTACCTGCAGCACCACCTGGTTTTTTATTGTTGTTATTTTTTGTGTTTTGACCACCTGCTTGACCCCAGCCACCACCTCCACCAGATATACCAGCAGCATTTGCAGCAGTTTGTCCTTCATAACCACCAGAGCCTCCAAAAGCAGCTATCCCTCCTACTACAGAGCCAACACCTACACCTCCAAAGCCACCAGTGTGTGACCCTGTACAACCATAATAATCACTTGCAGCACCTGCTGCTTTCCCTGGAAAAGTACTATGTGCATTAGTATAACTTCCTAACACAGATGAATCTAAACGTCTGCCTCCACCACCGCCAGCACGTCTTTGCACGTTAGAATCATAGCCACCGCTGCCTCCTCCTGAACCGCCACCATAACCAGAGTAACCAGCAGATATAAAATCAACATATACAGCATTAGACTCATAACCAGCATTAGAACCATAGCCGTTTATAGAACCACCTGATCCACCTGTATATTGATTAGTACTATTAGCACCTCCTATTCCATCTCCACCTTTGCCACCACCAGCACCTCCGCCACCTGCTGTACCTTTATCTGCAGGGTCTGAGTTATCAACAGAAGCACCACCACCACCTCCACCACCAGCAATAAAAGCACCACTATAATTTATGATAGTTACATTTGAAACACCAGAGTTTATTTTTATTGCATCTCCAGCGTCTTCACCTGCACTGAATGTGTAACTACCAGTAGGTGAATAATCTCCTCCTGCTCCTCCCTTACCTACTATGTAACCACTATTTTTTATGGTACAAGGTATATCAATTATAAGTGCTGGAGTTGATACACTATCAGACCATACCCAAAAGTTAGAAGGTATAACAAGTGTGCCTCCAGAGCTTATATAATCAGAGACAGTTGCTTGTTGTATGTTTGCTTGACCGTTTATATTACCCTCATTAACAGCGTCTACTTCATTAGCAGCACCATAGTATTCGTTAAAAGCGTTCTGCGCTCCAGAAGCTTTACCTATCAAAGCACGAACATCTGAGTCGTTTAATGATACTTGTGTTGTAGTACTACCACCTAATTCTAGGTGAATATCATTAAGACTTATCTGACCACTAGTCTGTAGAGCCATTCTTTAGTTCCTCTATTTCAGCTTTTAACTCTTTTATAGCTTCTATAAGTAATCCATGAAGTTGATCATATTGTACTATTTTATATTCAACATCGTCTTCCCCATGAAAGACTAATGATTTACTTTCTACAGCAGATGGTAATACTTTTTCTACTTCCTGTGCAATTACACCAGCAGATCTTCTTCCATCTTTATTATAACTAAATGTATAACCACCTAACTTAGATACTTTATCTAAAGCATTGTCAATCTTTTCTATATCATGTTTTAGTCTTTCATCTGATACAGTTGTAGAGTACGCAGTTACGTTACCCTCAACGTGTAAATCACCGTCATTCTCTAATCTCATCTCCTCCGTACCAGCAGTCATAAATTCTATATGCTGGCTACCGTCATTGAAGTGAATATGTTCATGTACGTTACCAACATATACATCAGTAGTAGCAGCTAGTCTTTGATCCCCTGCAAGAGTAGCAGCTATAGAAACGTTGGCTGATCCATTGAATGATGTTGAACCTGTAACATCTCCAGTTAAAGATATGGTACGTGCCGTTGCTAGTGTTGATGCAGTAGATGCATTACCAACTAAATCTCCTGTAATGTCTCCTGATGCACTAATAGTAGTAGCACTTATAGCTGCAGAACTATTAGCACCAATAGTAGTACCATCAATACTACCACCGTTTATATCAGCAGTATTAGCTACAAGGCTATCAATGTTAGCTGTGCTATCAATATATAGATTTCTCCATTCCAAGCCAACTGCACCTAAATCAAAAGCATTGTCGTTATCAGGAATTAAACTACTGTCTACTCTAGCATTAATAACTAGATTATCAGCAGTAGTATTTCCTAAAGTAAGGCTACCATCAACAGTTAAACTACCTGTAACATCTAATGCCCCACCAACATTTACATCTGTTGTTGTTGTTACAATACCAGTAAAAGTAGAAGTCTCATCTACAGTAAGTACATCTGTTTTTAGTGTTCCATCAAAGAAGCCATCTTTCCACTCAATAGCAGATGTACCTAAATCATAGGTGTTGTCTACCTTTGGACGTACAACACTAGAAGTCACAACAAGATCAGCAGACGGTCCTAAGTTTTCAATAGGTGGTCCGTTACCTGTACTACCATCGTGGGTATGACCCGTAGATGCGTTAAATGCTCCTTCGATAGCATTGTATTCTGCGTTAAAGTCTGCAGCATCAATAACTGCACCTGTAGCTATATTAGCTGTTGCTTGACGTGTGTATCCTGCCATGATTATTGCCTATCGTTTTGTCTATATTGTAATACTGCTGAGTCTAATGTATAAGGTGGATTAATATCGTCACTTGTTATTCTCATAGCCACTGTATGAAAAGACCCTATGAGGTTTTCGTTATATACTTTCTTTATTTTACTACCAAAGATAACACCCGATCCTCCAAAAACAGCATTAGGTGCACCAAACATAAATACACCACTACCACCTGTAGCTGAATCTATGTCTATCTCTTCTGGTTGTACAATCCTTGAATCACCACCTGAGTCAAAATCAAATAATAACCTAAATTTTAGATCTATTCTACCTCCAGGGTCTGTATATAGTGTAAGCTTGTATGCTGTTTTACGTACTTCAGGATCAGTTACAGGCATGTAAGGAGTTTCTAAAATAGTAGGTATAGTCTCTCCACTAAACCCATTAGTCTGTTCCATCTCATATAGGTAACCATCATTATTAGCAAACATTACAGCTTCTAGTGTATCTGTATATATACTGTCTGCTATATAAGATTTTATTCCCTTAGTTGTTGACCATTGAATATTATCAACACCCTGAGCTACAAATTTAGTAGCTACTAAACCTACAGAGACATTCTTATCTTGTGTTGGTATATAAGCGAATATTCTATATTGACCTTTTTCACGTAGTATAACAGAAGAAAATTGTGTTGTCGAGCCTAAAAAGTCATCTGAGTCTTTATATATTTTATCAGAAGCAACGTCTAAACCAAAGTCACCTATTCTATCTGTAGCACTTAATAGTCTTAATCCATCTGGTGCAAGATACATAATATCCCCACCAAACTCTTGAATACTATCTGCACTTATACAACCCAACTTTTCTGTTATAGGTTGTAGCTGAAAGTCTGATGTAGTGTTACCTACTAGTCTTTTAACAGAGTCTGATGTAAATATAATAAGTTGTTCACGGAAGACTATCATACCTGTAACATTACTACCTACAGATATACTACCTGCACCATCTGCTGCTGCAAAGTTATCTACAGTAAAGGGCGCTGTAAAATATATTTGATGACCCTTAGCATAGAATGCTGTATTTTTAAACAGGGTTACTAACTCAGCACCTTCTACATCTGTATTTATATTAGAACTAGAAGATGTTAAATAAGATGCGGTATTACCAGAAGTATTATATAACATAGGATAGTGTAAGCCATCAACAAATACTACCTTGTTATTCCCATCGAAGTTGTACATAGCTTTGTGGGCTTTACCACCACCTGTTTGAGATGATGTAGTAAGATGTATCCAGTTGGTTCCTGTACTATAGTAGTAAGCTGTCTTATTTAATTCAGTAGAAGAGAGATGACCAAAAGTTAGAACAGTGTCATCAGCTAAAGTTTGAGCAGAGGATAATACAATATTATTTGGGTCTGTTACTGTAGAAACTGTCACAGTACCACTTATGCCTGTGCCTGTGACGTACATGCCTACTTCTATAGTACCGCTATTACCGTCTAACACAACTGCAGTAGTTGAAGATGTAGCACCATTAACATTAGCGGTAGCAGTTTGCAATTCTGTAACAGCAGCAGAGTCTATCTTACGTGCAACTACAGCACGTCCACTAGAGACTACATGTAAACCTATAACATTTCCAGTGCCAGGAATCTCAGACGTACTATATTTTTGAAAGCCTCTTATTTTAGTGTAACCACCCTGTCTATCTGCTTCCATATTTTGTAGTATGGTGGCAGAGCCTATAGCGTTTATGCCTTGTTGCAAGGGTGACATATTAGAGATCAAACCACCTTTGAACTCAACAGGAAATGTGGACCATTGTGTTGCCATTAAAAGTGTACTCTCGTATCTCTTATATAGTCTGTTCTATTAATATTTATACTTCTGAGATGTTTTATACCTTGTTGAAACTTTTGAAGTGCCGAATTAGAATTTTGTGTATCACCACGAAACTGATAAGCGTAATGCATTGCACCGTCAACAATAACAAAGCGATATTGTTCTGGAAGGGATGGGACATCTGTAGCACCTATAAGATCATAACCTATTCTGTAGTATTCATACACCATCTCATATGCTTTATCAGGCATAGGGTAACATATTATTTCTCTGTTTGGGGTTCTTACTATGTGTGTTGGCACAGACTTAGTTTTTGTATTATACTCAGCGTCTGCATACTTTTCTAGGTACTCTTCATATGTCATGTTCTTTAGCTTAACAGTACCTATATTAAGAGTATCATCTCTTTTGATTCTGAAACTATTCATGTTTATAGTTTTTGCGTCATTAGGATAACTATATCTAGGCTCAGACGCTGTAAGGGTTTCTTCATTTTCTACATGATTCCAAGGCCATTCGTACTCTTCTTGTTGAATGTGTCTGATAGAAGAGTTAACTGCCTCTTTAGCAAAAGCAAAAAATCCTGTAACAGTAGTAAAGTTATCCGTAGTTAATTGTACTTCATTAAGTCTACTATTAACGTCATTAACTAATCCTATAAAATTATATGCCATATTACTTCTCTTTTATCTTTAGGAAAATGGAACGTTCAAAAACAAGACCATCCCCTGTGGTTATCTGACAAGTGACTTTATATTGTTTGTTATTTGTACCCAATGCAAAACGTGCAGTAGCAACTTTACCAGAGATAGTAGACTGAACAAATTGTAAGCCATCTACCACTTCAGCATTAGATACTGGTTCTTTAGTACCATCAGAGTCTTTTACAAACCAAGAAGCAGCAGATAGAGTATCATCAGGTATAAACCTTGACCAATCTACACTATAGTCTATAGTTTCATCAGGATCTTTGTCAGGCCATTTATAAGACATTTCTTGTCCTTATCGTGTTATTAATACAGTAGTAGATATATCTTTGTGTGCGTCTATTACTAATGTAAAGTTTTCAGGGTTTATGTGAGCTACTTTACTTAGACCGTAACCTCCTTCAGGAAGTATATATACAGTTCTAGTTCTAGCATAGTCATCTGCG